CCTTTCTTTCACATGAATTAAAAAATCTGAAAATTATCAAAAGCAAAAGATAAATAAACAAAAATTTAGATAATCCTAGAAGTCCTTTCAAAGGTGGTGATAACATGACATATAAAGAGCATAAAAAAGAGTTGACAGATCTAATTGATGAAAACGATACAATTACCTTAACTCTCACAAAAGGTTTAATTGAACAAGCAAGTTTACTCTACCAACAAATATGTGATATTCAAGATAAGATTAAAGGATTGGGACATATTCAATTTAAAAAAGATAATCCAGCAATACAAAGAGAATTACCTGCTTCAAAAGTGCTTACTAGATTACAAGCGCAATATAATGCGACCATGTTAGCAATACATAGAATATTATCAAAATCAGATATGGAAGAAAAAGATGATGATTTCGACAGATTCCAAAAATCATTTAAAGATAGATTTAAAAAGAGTGAAACGCGATGAATTATATAAAACAATATTATGAGGAAATAGAAAAAGGGAATATAGTAGCAGGTCAAGAATTGATTACTGAATTAAGGAAATTAATTAATGATATTGAAGATAATGATAAGTGGTTTATAGATAGCGGAGAGGTTGAATATAGGATTGCATTTATAGAAACATTTATAAAACATACAAAATCACCTTTTCACGGCAAACCGTTTATTTTAGAATTATGGGAAAAAGCATTTATAGAGGCAACCTATGGAATAAAAAACTCCGAAACATTAAAAAGAAGATTTAAAAAAGTAATTCTTCTGATTTCGCGCAAAAACGGAAAATCCAGTTTGTGTAGCGCATTAGCAAATACAACTTTAATTACTGGTAATGCAGGGTCTAATATATGCGTATCTTCAAACGATGATTCACAAGCTAATATAATATTCCAAGAATGTAAAGATATGATTTCTTTATCTAAAACATTGTTAAAAAGAATACACATGAATTTAACAGGAATATTTAACCGCAAAAATTTATCAAAAATATTTAAAATAAGTGATAGAACCAAAAACAAAGAAGGAAGAAACATTGATGAAGCATATTTAGATGAAAGCCACGAAATGCAAACGAATGTAATTGCAAAGTCAATAGAACAATCCCAATCGACAAAAGACGAACCATTATTTATAAATATAACAACCGAGGGATTCGTTGTTGATGGTTATTTAGACGAAGAATTAAAATATGCTAGAAAAGTGTTAAATGATGAATTAGAAGATGACACTCTTCTCCCGTGGTTATATACGCAAGACAACGAACAAGAAATTTGGCAAGATGAGAGCAGTTGGCAAAAGTCTAATCCTAGTTTAGGAACAATAAAGAAGATAGAATATTTAAGAGAACAATTACAAAAGGCACGATACTCAACAAAAGATCGTGTTTTTGTTTTGTCAAAAGATTTTAACATCAAACAAAACAATGCAGAAGCTTGGTTGTTAGAAGAAGATATAATCAATGAGGAAGAATTTAATATTGAAGATTTTAGAAATGCTCGAGGCTTAGGAGCGATAGATTTAGCAGAAACTACTGATTTATGTAGTGCCAAAGTGCTTCTTATAAGACCTAAAGACAGAAAAAAATGTATCTTAAGCATGTATTTTATACCTAGTGCTAAAGCAAGTGTCAATTCTGATACTAACCCTGAAAAGGTTGATTATTTAGATTATGCAAAACAAAATTTAATTGTAATTAGTGAAGGCAATGAAAATGACTTTAAAAAGGTTGTTGCATGGTATTGGGAACTATATCAAAAATATGGGATTAAGGTTTATAAGGGTGGTTATGACAGATGGCATAGTAAAAGCACAATAGCAGAGCTAGAGACCACTTTTGGAAGTGGAATATGGGAAGACGTACCGCAAACATATAACTGTTTAAGTAATCCAATGACAATGGTAGAAGTAGATTTAAAAAGCAAAAACATAATTTACAATAACAATCCACTAGATAAGATGTGTTTGAGGAATACAGCAACGGAAGTTAATAAATATGGCCAACAAAGACCGATAAAAAGTGTTTCTTACAAAAGAATAGATGGAACAGTGACTTTAATAATGTTATATGCAATGTATGAAAAATATAAAAACGATATTTACAAATTAAATGGAATAGAGGTGAAATGATGGCAGTTAAAGACTTTTTTCAAAGTATATTTAAAAAACAACCATCAGTAAATAAGTATGGTGCAATGATGAATGGATTGATACCATTATTTAGTCAATTCGGGAATGATGTATATAAGTCGGATATAGTTAAATGGGGAATAAGGAGCATAGCGATAGAAATTAAAAAAGCTCAAATACAGCATATAAGAGTAGATAAAAATAACAATATAACGATACCAACTTCAACGATTAATTCGTTATTTTTATGTAGCCCAAATCCACTAATGACTACTTGCGACTTTTTAGAAAAGATAACGTGGTTGTATCACATGAAAAACAACGTGTTTATTTATCCTCAATACAAGTTAGTTAATGATAAAAAAATATATACGGCATTTTATCCATTAAATCCTACTAACGTACAATTTAATCAATATAAAGACGGAAAAATAACAGTTGAACTAACTTTTCAAAATGGGGATTCGTTTGAACTTGATTATGATGATGTAATTCATTTAAGAAAAGATTTTAGTGAAAATGAGTTAATGGGCGGAAACATTAACGGACAACCTGATAATGAACAAATGCTTACCACTATTAAGACAAGCGATAAGTTAGTTAATAGCTTAGAGCAAGTAATATCAACAGCAATGTCTATGAAAGGTATAATCCAAACTAAATCTTTAGTTGACCAGGATAAATTAGAAAAAGATAGAGTTAGATTTGAAGAGTTGCTTGCAAAGGCCGAAAAAGGATTTGTACCTATTGATTTAGGGTTAGAAGTTACTCCATTTCAAATTAATCCGCAACTTATTGATAAAGAAACACTAGAGTTTATAGATAAAAAGATACTATTCAATTATGGGGTATCAACCGCAATAGTAAGCGGTGATTATACTGATTCACAGTTTGAAGCGTTTTATCAAAAGGCACTTGAACCGATGTTTATAATGCTAGAACAAGCGATGATGAAAATATTATTAACCAATACCGAAAGACAACACGGAAACAGGATTAAAATATACGATAAACTTATACAACACGCAGGTTTTAAAACTAAAATAGAACTTACCGAAAAAGCATCTCCAACAGGTGCTTTTTCTATTAATGAATTAAGAGAACTATTTGGATATATGCCAGTAGAACACGGGGAAACAAGAGTAATGAGTTTAAATTGGATAAATTCTGCTATTGCGGATGATTATCAAATGTCGAAAATGAAGAAAGGAAGTGAAAAAGATGAAGGGAACAAATAAGGTCGTAGTTAGAAGTTATCAATTACGAGCAGAAGCCAAAGATGGAGTTATCGAAGGTTACGCAAGTGTTTATAACCAAAAGACAAATATAGGTGATTGGTTTTATGAAGTAATTGAAAGAGGCGCATTCGACAATACAGATTTGACGGATGTTCTTTTATTTACTAATCATGACATGAATAAAATACCACTTGCGAGAAGTCGTAAGAACAATGGTAATTCAACAATGCAATTAACCCCTGATGAAATAGGTTTGAAAATGAGGGCAAATGTTGACATTGAAAATAATGCTGAGGCTAAAACTTTATATTCGGCTCTCCAAAGAGGAGATTTAGACGGAATGAGTTTTAGGTTTGTAATTGGCGATGAGGAGTGGACTGATTTAGATACAGATATGCCAACTCGTTATATTAAAAGCATTAGTAAGGTTATCGAAGTAAGTGCGGTAAATATACCTGCTTATGACGGAACTTCAATATATATTCGAAGCACAGACGGATCGTTGGACAACGAACGTCAAATGTTGGATAACATTTTAGCGGAGAAAAGAAGTCTATTCTTACTAAAAGAAAAAGCAAAGAAAGGAAGTGTTCAATAATGAACAAAGAAAGATTAGAAGAAATCAAAAACAAATTAGTCGAGCTTCGTAGCGAGATTGATGTTTCTGAAGATGCTGAAGAAATAAAAGCAAAAGGTGAAGAAATCGAAACTCTTGAAAAAGAGAGAGAAGAAATCATCAAAGAAGCAGAAGAAAAAATCGAAGAAGAAGCAGAAGCTAGGGCAAAAGAAATAGCAAAATTACAATTTGAAGATGCTAAAAATAAAGAACTTGAAGCTCGTGAAAAAGTTGTATTAGGTTCTTTTGGAATGAAAAAATTAGATAAAGGAGATGAAAAAATGAAAGACAAATATTCAAGTCAAGAATATCGTATGGCATTTATGGATTATGTTTTAAGGGGTAAAGAAATACCTGCTGAGTTAAGAGAAGATGCTACAACATCAACAACTGATTTAAGTGCAGTTATTCCTACAACTTTAATGAACAAAATAATTCAAGATGTTAAATCATATGGACACATTATATCAAGAGTTACTCAAACAAATTTCAAAGGTGGCTTGGAAATCCCTACTAGCGATTCAAGACCAACTGCTACTTGGACTGCTGAAGGTTCAGTTAGTGCAAAACAAAAGAAAACAGTTACTGGAAAAGTATCATTCTTATATTACAAATTGCAATGTAGAGTTGCTACTAATTTAGAAGCTGATACAGTTTCATTAGATGTATTCGAACAACAAATCGTTGCTGATATTAAAGAAGCTATGACTATTGCTATCGAAACTGCAATTATAAGCGGAGATGGAGATGGAGAGCCTACTGGAATTTTAAATTCAAGTATCCCAGCAGGGCAAACTATTGAAGTAACAGCAGATGAAATTGGTTCTTGGGAAAAATGGAGCAAAATATTTGCTAAATTACCATTAGGAAAGAGAAGCAATGTTGCTTTAATTCTAAATAGTGAAACATTTGAAGGAAATCTAGACGGTGCTGTCGATAAAAATGGACAACCTATTGCAAGAACCAACTACGGACAAGATGGAAGCGTAAATTACCGTTTCAAAGGTAAAGAATCAATCTTAGTAGAAGGTTTATTGCCTGCTTTCGATGATGCAGAAGATGGAGACGTATTCGGCATTGTTGGTAACCTAAAAGATTACTACTTAAATAGCAACTTACAAATGAGAATGAGAAGATATTTTGATGAAGACTTAGACCAATGGGTTAATAAGGCAACTTTAATAGCTGATGGTAAAGTAGTATCTACACAAGGGTTCTTATTACTTAAAAAAGCATCAAGCGAAACAAGTATATAAAATTATTAAATGAAAGATAGGTGATTATATGGAAATAAATGAAATATTAACTGCAATAAGAGAAGATTTATCAATAGAATATACGAGTAGTGCTATGAATAATTCACTTACACGAAAGGTAAAAGGTGCTATTGCTGACTTAAAGGAGGCAGGAGTTACTGAAACTCAAATAACAAGTGATTTAGGATTAATAGCTATTCAAACGTATGTAATTGATAATTGGACTTTAGAAGCGGGTAAAAGAGTACAATCACCTTCTTACTTATCTCAAGTTGCGAAACTAAGGCTTATGGAAGAGGTGGAAACCGATGACGAAGTTAGTATATAGGACTCGCATAAGAGTACAATATCCAAAAGAAGTAAAATTATCTGGTCAACTCGAGCCTACTGTGGCTTGGGTTGATTTAGGTAATGATAATCCTGATGATACTCCAATATATCGTTATTGTTCGTGGGTTAATGCTCATGGGCAAGATGTTATGCTTAATGATAAGTTACTTACTGATGAGGTGGCAAAAGTAAAAATGGCATATGATCCTCGAATAACAAGTGAATGTACTGTTATTAAAGGTGATGACACTAAACGATATAAAATTAATGGAACACCTGATAATATCCGTGAAGAGAACAGAGAAATAGAGTTTGTAGTTAAGAGGTATGTATTATGAGAGGAACAGTTCAGTTAAAATTAGATACTAAGTTTATGTCATTAAATACTGATGTAGCACATCAACAATACAAGGGAACAAAAAGTAAATATATAGTATTCAATGTAGAAAGCCCGCAAGGGGTAGAGTTTGGCGACAATGCCAAAATAGTAGGAAGAACTTATATAAATATTAAATGTTTCTCGACAAGTAGAGCAGACTTAGAAACTATGGCTAATCAAGTTATAGAGGCTATGGACGGATACGAATGTATTGATGAGGGTAGTGATATACCTGCCGAAACTGACGCGGATATATGGGGTGTTGAATTGGAGTTTGCACATTATGGATATTGAGAAAGAGATAAATAAGCATTTAGAAGAATTTTATAAAAAGGTTAATCAAAACTTAGAGAATGCTAGCGATGAATGTGCTGAACTTTTGAGAGAAGAACTTTCAAAAGAAGCAAAAAAAGTCATCAAAAAACCCAAAACATATTATAAGAACTTCGTTATACAAAAGTATGAACGAGGATTTTTGAACTATGTGGGTAATACTACAAAAACAAAAGACGGGATACCACTTTCAAATTTATTAGAGAGTGGTGCTACTCGAGTAAAAAGAGGGTATATGAAGCCTCGACCGCATTTCAAAAAAGCATACGACCGTATGGAAAATGAAATGATAAGAAGAATTGAAGAAAGGATTGATAAAAAATGAAAATAGAATATGGTTTAAAAAATGTTTATGTAGCAAAAAGAACAGTAACAGAGGGCGTTGTAAGTTATGATACTCCAGTTGCTATTCCTTACGCTCGTTCAACTGATTTAGCTCCTACTGGTGAAACAACTCCAGTATATGCTGATAACATCGAAATCGAAACTCTTAACTCTAATCAAGGATATAGTGGTACAGTTAATTTTACTGCTATACCTGATAGCTTTTTAGAAACTTTTTTAGGTTTTGAAAAAGATGAAAACGGAGTTTTAGTTGAAGACGCTGAAGCTCAACCTGTTGCATTTGCTTTAATGTTTCAATTTGAAAATGACGTTAAGGCAAAAAGACATGTTTTTTATAACTGTGTAGCTACTAGACCAAATGTTGCTTCAAACACTAAAGAAGCAAGTATTAGCGTAAATGACAAGACTCTTAATGTTACTGCTAGAGCTGATAGCGAAGTAGTCGCAGGAAGAACTGTTGTAAAAGGTTCAACTACTGCTGATACTAATTCAACTGCTTACAATGCTTGGTTTACTGCTGTTCAAGTGCCTGAATTTGCTGAAACAAGTGTATAAGTCAATTAAGATGGGTAGGAGAGAGTATAAAATGCTCTCTTCTGCTTTATCTGTTATTTTATATGAAACACATTTTAATTCTAACATTTATGAAGATATGGAAATGGCACTTACTATATTACAGATGTTAGAAAATAAAAAGCAATTTACTAAGGAAGAAATAGAAAAATTTAATCAATTAAAGGAAATCATAACTCGTATGGCTTGGATAATGTCGTATTGTTATGACAATAAAATTGTTGATTATGAAAAATTCAAAAAGAAAATAAAAAAGTATAAATGGTTAGGTGAGGTTTTAGAATTTTTTGCACTATCTTTTCAAGATGGCAAAGAAAGAGAAATACAAGAAACTAATCAAACCAAATTGGAAAATAACGAGTTGATAGCCATATGCAAAAAATATGGTTTTTCTTTTGAAGAATTAAATCAGATAAAATACATCGACTTGATAAATATTTTGAATGTTTATGTCGATAAGACGGAAAAAACAAGAAAAGCGGTGCAAGAAGATTTTGATCGCTTCTAATAAAGGAGGTATATCATGGCTAAAACAATAAGAGGTTTATCTATTGAAATAGGTGGCGACACTTCAAAATTAGGACAAGCACTAAAGAATGTAAATGAAACTGCTAGAGGTTTTAATAAAGAGTTAAAGGACATAGATAAGTCTTTAAAATTAGACCCTAAAAATGTTGAGTTATTGGCACAAAAACAAGAAGTTTTAACAAAAGCCATTCAAAATACCTCTGAAAAATTAGAAGTATTAAAAAAAGGGCAAGAAGAAGCAAGAAAAGAATTTGAAAAAGGCAACATGTCCGAAGAACAATATCGAAAAATACAAAGGGAAGTAATTAAGACCGAGCAAGAACTCGGTAAAATGAAAACTCAGTTAAAAGAAATAAATAAAATAGATTTTGAGAAATTAGGGAAAAACTTAAAAGATGTTGGCGGTAAGATGAGCAAATATGTTACTGCTCCAATTATGGCTATGGCTGGTGCAAGTGTTAAATTTGCTATGGACTTTGAACAATCTATGGCAAAAGTAAAGACTATTGCTGACACTACTCAAAAGCCTATCAAAGAGATAAGTGATGAAATATTAGACCTGTCTAATAGAACAGGGGTAGCAAGTACAGAATTAGCAGAGTCAGTGTATCAAGCCATATCGGCTGGTGTTGGAACTGCAGACGCGGTTAAAATCGTTGAAATAGCCACTAAATCAGCCGTAGCAGGATTTACTGATACAACAACTGCGGTTGACGGATTAACTACTGTAATTAATTCTTATGGATTAAGTATGGAAGAAGCTGACGGACTTGCTAATAAATTCTTAGTAACGCAAAACTTAGGTAAAACAACTTTTGGGGAATTAGCTAGTTCAATAGGTAAAGTTTCGCCTATTGCTTCAACATTAAATGTAACTACTGATGAATTGTTATCAAGTTTAGCAAGTTTAACTGCTAATGGTATTGCAACAAGTGAAGCGGTAACATCTTTAAAAGCGGCCTATTCAAATATTATAAAGCCTACTGCGGACGCTAAAAAAATATCAAAAGAATTAGGGTTAGAATTTGACTCAAACGCCATTAAAACTAAAGGCTGGGCTGGGTTTTTAGAAGATTTAAAAAACAAAACAGGCGGTAATGTTGATACAATGGCTAAATTGTTTGGCTCAACAGAAGCTGTAAATACCATATTATCTTTAACAAGCGATAATGGTATGGCTTTATTGAATAAATCAATGGTAGAAATGGGCGAGAATACAACCGCTTTAGATGAAGCATTCAACACAATGCAAGAAACAACTCAATCTAAATTGAATAAAGCATTACAAGGTTTAAAAAATAGTGCTATTGATTTAGGCGGTGCATTATTGCCTATTGCTCAAAAATTAATTGATGGCATTAGTGGGTTAGTAAATTGGTTTAACAAATTAGATGGTTCTCAAAAAGTAATGGTTGCAACAATAGGATTAGTAGTAGCGGCCATTGGACCTTTATTGTCTTTGTTAGGGAATTTATCATTGGCTTTTGGGGCTTCATTAGGACCTATCGGATTATTAGTTGCTGGGTTAGGGTTAGTAGCAGGGGGAATAACTGCTTTAGTAACGGCAAGTAAAGATGGAAGTAAATCATTTAATAAGATGATGGATGATATTGAAACATCTGATGAAAAATTAGATAAAGTAAATAAAAAATTTGAAGAAATGGAACAAACAACAAATGAATCAATGAAAAAAATAAGTGATGATTTTGTTGCTACTTTAAATGAAATAGCAAAAGCAACGGAAGATAGTAATTTAACAGAGTTATGGAATCAATTGTTGCAAAGTTATGAAAATATACTTGATGAAAGAAAAAAAGGTATAAGGGCAAAGTACGAAGAAATAAACAATATTATTTTGTCTAGTGCCATGAGTGAAGAACAAAAAGCGAAGTTGATTGAAGAATCTAATAAAAAAGAGGCATTAGATTTAGATAATTTACAAGAAACTTACGATAGAGTTTATGCTAAAATTACTGAAATTGTTGGAGCAAATGGCGAAAATATTAAAAACCTTAGTGGTGCTCAACAAGTAGAGTTAAATAATCTTAAAAATGAACTGGCAGGAATAACAAATATAAGTCAATTTGAAACAGGCAATACTGAAACTGCCATGAGCGAAGCAACAAAAAAAATACTCGATACTATTGCTAAAAAAATACAAGACGGAAAAAACGTATCATCTAAAGAGTGGGATAAACTAAAAAATGCAATGTTAGAGGATTCAAAAGAGGCTTTGGAGGCAGTTAGAGAACAGATTGCTACTAATCAAAAATTATATGATTGGAATATTATCCCTAAAGACCAGTACGAAACAGAAAAGAAAATACTTAAGGAATTAGAAAAAAGTCTTTCTAGTGGAATTAGTACAACGGTAAATGATGTTGCAAAAACTGTCAGTGAAACAATCAGAAAAGCAAAAGGCAACTTTTTAGTAACAGATCAAGTTTATACTTTAGAAGATAAGAAAAGAGAACAAGAAAATGCAAAATCCCATTTAAAGGATTTGTCCAGTGTAATTAAAATAAGCATTAACGATTTAACTAAAGAAACCACAGGAGCATGGAAAGAATATACAAAAGGAACTCTTGATAGTGCTAAAAAAGGGGCAGATATAGCCGATATAAAATCAGCTATGACTAATACTGGGAAAAATGCTTATAGTGGATTTGTTCAAGGTAATCCGAGTTCCAAATATTATAATAAAGGATTTACTGACGCTAAAGAATATAACAAAGGATTTAAAAAAGGATTAGACGCTAAATCGCGATCAAAAGAAACTGAAAAATCAGGTAAGTTTGCTTTAGAAGGTTTTTTGAGAGGTAATAATTCTAAAAAGTATCTTGAAGAAGGTATTAAAAACGCTAAAGCATATACAGAGGCATTTAATAGTTCATTATCTTCATTTGGCAATTTGAATCAATCTATAACTAATATCTCTCCAACACCTGAAAAAACATTTAATTTACATGTAGGAACACTTATAAATAATACTGATAAAGATACAGAGGCACTTGCTAATGATATTAATTTCTTAATAAGGAGGGATAATCTAAAATGATATGGTTTAAATTTAATGATAAAAGGTCAGATACAGAAGGATTAATATTAAAAGAAATCCCTACAAGATTTTATCCTGAAAAGCGAATTGAAAGAATACAAATACCAAATAGAGATGGATATTTATACGAAGAAGAAGAAGCATACGATACATTTATTTTAACTGTAGAGTTCACAATCAAAAACAGAAAAAATATAAACTCTGTTTTTTCTT